AAAAGATATTGACAATAGCAATAAAAAGTGCTACTATATAGATGTATATTATGAATAATGTGAACAAGAATGTAATACAACGCAATACACTGATATACGAAAGGATAAAATCATGTCATTTGCAGCACTAAAACGCTCCAGCGGTAATGTGGAAAAGCTGACCAAGGAGCTAGAAAAACTCAATACCAATCAGACAAACAACTCCGAAGATACGAGATTTTGGAAAGTCACGACAGATAAGGCTGGCAACGGCTATGCTGTCATTCGCTTTTTGGCTGCACCAGCAGTCGATGGCGAAGATTCACTTCCTTGGGTTCGCATTTTCGATCATGGTTTTCAAGGACCAGGTGGTTGGTATATCGAAAACTCTCTGACTACATTGAATCAGAAAGACCCTGTAAGCGAATACAATAGTGTTCTCTGGAATTCTGGCGTAGAAACTAACAAGGAAGTCGCACGCAAGCAAAAGCGGCGATTGAAGTATATTTCCAATATTATGGTGATTCAAGACCCAAGCAATCCAGAAAATGATGGAAAGGTATTTCTATATAAATATGGTAAGAAAATCTTCAACAAGATTACTGAATCCATGAATCCTCAGTTTGAGGATGAAAAGCCAGTCAATCCATTTGATTTCTGGAATGGTGCAAACTTCAAGTTGAAGGTTAGAAACGTCGAGGGTTATCAGAACTACGATAAGTCGTCATTTGATGCTCCGACTGCTCTATTTGATGGTGATGATGCAAAACTTGAATCTCTTTGGAAGAAAGAATATTCCTTGAAGGAATTCCTTGACGCCAAGAATTTCAAGTCTTATGAAGATTTGAAACGGAGACTTGATAGAGTTTTGGGGCTTGATGGTTCAGCACCTGTTTCCAAGAGTGTTGAATCTGATAATAAGTCAAGACTTGTCCAGTCAAAACCTCAGGTTCCTGTGACACAGGCCGTTGACGACGACGATGATGATTTGAAGTATTTTAAAAAGCTTGCTGAAGACGAGTGAAGTAAGAAAAACTCATATGAGTTTTGAAGAGGGCCATCCGGGCCCTCTTTTTTTTGTTTGTTGAAGAATAATGTATATACGTGATTCGTTGTTATAATGTAAGGTAAGAACATTTGTTTTTACCCAAACACAAGAGGATACAATCATGAGAATCCTATTATCAGCATTGACTATGTTTTCTTTTCTAGCAGTAACAGCTACAAATTTTACTCCAGCTTTTGCACAGACCGCCAAACCAGCGGAAACAAAGACCGAAAAGAAGGTTGAGGACACAAAAGCTAAAACTGCTGCACCAGCAACTCAAACACCTGCTAAGAAAGATGAAGTGAAGAAGTAAAATTTCTATATTGGAAATTTAAAGGGAGGCGCAATGCCTCCCTTTTTTATGCCATAACAGGCGCTAATATACTTGCTTGAAGTCTATTATAAGTCGAATCGTCGTTTCTCATTCCTGGTGTAGGAACAACATTCTGTGCTTGCTGAATGTTGTTAACAGTTGGTGCATTAACAACTGTTGAACCACCGGAAGTCAGTTGTCTACCAGCATCAACATTCGCCGCTGTAGCTGATGCTAACATCATACCTGCTTGTGATGGTTCCGTTACCATAGCAGCACGTTCATTTGCTCTTGTTTGTAAACCAGCCATCTTCACACCTTGCGATGTTGTGGCTGTTGTTCTTAGTTCTTGAGCGATCTTATCAACATCACCAGTTTTTAATGCTGCCACTAATTTTGGTGCTTTACTGAAGATGTCCGGACCAGCATTATAAGCTAAATCTTCTAATGCAGAAACAGTGCCACTTGACAGTTTTGAAACATCAACACCCATTCTCGCCAGCTTTTTGGCCATTTCAGATGAATGTTTTGCCATATCAGCTTGATATAGAGCATTAGCATCCTCTCTACTAATGCCCTTTTTCCAATCGATTTCTCTACCGTCAGGAAGTATTATTTTGCCAGTTTTTTGTTCATCGGGCGTTAAATGATGACCATAACCTATGGATTGACCTCTGGCATCTGGATATGCTTGAGCGGCGAAACCCTCTTTTCTCTGTGTAAAAGATAATGGTTCGGCAGTAGAAGTGGCTGGCGCTGTTGGCGGCGCGGTTGGCGCTGGAGTAACAGTAGAAGGTTTTTTAATATTTTTTCTACTATATCCCAAAAAAGGTGTATTTGCGTCGTTAAGTTCTGTTTCTGATGGTGGTATTTCCGGTGGTTGTGTTGGTTGGAATGGTTGATCAGATAAAGAATCGGCCGCCCCAGGTCTGTTTAAGACTTTATCAATATATTCACGCACAGCTTTTCTTTTTGATAGAGGAACGAAAGCTTCATTACCGACTGTGTTTGCTTCATCGGATTTACCCGCATCAAAAGCTTTGACATAATCTTCTGCTAATATTTTTATTTCTTGATTTTTTTCTTCTTCTGATGCAGAGTCCTGTGCCAGTTGTTGTCTATCAGTTGAGGAACCGGGTTTAGGAGCCTCAGGATTGCGTATCATACGACGATATGGAGTATTCCAAGTGCTTTCATCCCAAGGATTTTCTTTTGTTTTTTTGAAATTTTCGACCATCATTTTTGCTGCGGTACCTAATGCTATTAATGGACCTATAATAGGTAAACGTTTTATTAAGAACATGGATAAAGAACGAAGCATACGAATCAAACCACTGGAAGGTGGAATAATATCAGGAAAATTAATGCTTCCACCCGATTTATCCACATTAGAAGCTGGGCCAACTTTTTGTAGTTTGGTACCACGAACGGCTTCTATTAGACTTTTCCAGCGCAATTCTTCTTCTGTCGCTTTTTCTTCTTCAAAATTTTGAGCGATATCGTCTTTAGCTGACTGTTTCTCATAAAACTTAACAAGCTTTATTAACAAATCGTTTGTTTTTTGAGTATTATCTGCAATTTTTAACAAAATTGGTTCGCTACCAACAATGCCTTTTGTCGCTTCTGGTTTTATTCCTGAAATTTTTCTCAATTGTGTCGGATCGCGACCCAGCTTTTTTGCTGTATATGTGGCCAGCAAATCGCTTCCGGTTAACGATTTCACTATGTTTTCTGGTCTAAAAGATTCTCTTATTTTTGTGGCGCGTGTTTTGAATCTTTCACCAATAGCACCACCAACTGCGCCAAGAAGACCCACATCTTTTGTTGCTAGATTTTTAGCTGCTAATTGTGATATTGACGCCACTTTACTTACCCTTATTTCTTTGTTTTATCTTTTCATTTTCTTCTTTAATATAAGCTATAAGCATACCGACGTATAAATCTCTTTCCCATGGAAGCATGTTTTCAATCTCAGTCAAACTATATTTATGATGCTGTAATAGGGAAAAGTTAGTAACATAGTAGTTTTTCAAAGAACCATAACCAAGGCTTAGCCGAAAAAACTTTGCAGTCCCTCCAAGACAATTTCGTGATCAAAGCCGCATTTTTCGCATTTTTTCTGTATGACTTTTCTCAACTTTGGTATAGTATCGAAAAACTTCTCAATTTTATTAAACTGTTCCGAAGAAAGGCTTTCAACAAAAGCCAGTAATTCTGCTTTATCTGTCTCTTTAGCATAATATACATTCTCTTTATCGTAAATAAAATCAATACTGTCAATAATAAAATCAAATGTAAGCTTTACCAAATCTTTTTTATCGATGTTTTTTAATGACTCCATAAGAGATATTTTTGGATATTTCAATTGAATACCAATATCTTTATTCAACTGAATTTTATTTGTATGATTTGAATCTTTTTCCATATTGATTTCAAGTAGATTGATTTGCGTCTGGAGAATATGACCACACTCTTTATCTTCTACTTTGTTATTACACTTGAATCTAGCATCAATCATTTCCGACACTGATCTAGCCCTAAGATTCAAAAAGAAATATTCCAGATCAAATAGAGGTAGATCGTCTATATTGATATTGTCGATACAACAATTGTTTATGATCTGTTTTATCGCAGCAAGAATTTCATCGTCTTTAGATGATTCCATAGCCATAAGAAGAATTTTTTCTTCTTTGACGAGAAATGGTCTGAATCTGATTTTCTTTTGATTTGATGGTAAAGTCAGTTCATAACTAGGCAAATCAAGCTTTGGTAAAGCCATATTTAAACTCCATTATTTAATTATTATGAATATCATTTATTATTCTTCCGTTCCTGGTAGAGGATATACGGGACTTATTCTTGTCTGGCCGCCCGGGATCGATTGGCCGAAAATAGTCGATCCCGGCAACGTAGTTTCCACAATCGTATCTAAGGGTCCGGTTGACAATGGGGGCCGCGGCGTTGCGGGCGGCGCCGTTATTCCTATATATTGTCTATATG